TGAACTATCAAATGGGTCCTCGATAAAAGCTGCATCAACATCTGGTGACGCAGGCCGCTCGGAAGCTTTGTCACTGCTTGTGCTTGATGAGGCCGCTCACATTGAAGGTTTAGAAGAATTGTGGACTGGCTTGTATCCCACGCTGTCAACTGGTGGTCGATGCATTGCACTTTCTACCCCTAATGGAGTTGGTAATTGGTTTCATAAAACTTGTACTGATGCAGAGGCTAACGCCAACAATTTTAAACTGACAACATTGTCGTGGGATGTTCACCCAGACAGAGATGAAGAGTGGTATAAAAAAGAAACAAAAAATATGTCCAAAAGGCAGATTGCGCAAGAGCTTGAGTGTAATTTCAACACCTCTGGCGAAACTGTGATTGATCCAGAATGTATGAAATGGTTATTAGAAAACGTATGCGAGCCAAAATACAAAACCGGCTTTGATAGAAACTTTTGGATCTGGGAAGATTATGATCCATCATGCAATTATCTTGCAGTCGCAGATGTCTCTCGTGGAGATGGGGCAGATTACTCTACATTACATATTATTAAGCTAGAAACTTTAGAAATAATTGGTGAATATCAAGGCAAACCTACACCTGATATGTTTGCAAATTTTTTAAACCAAGTAGGTAGGGAGTTTGGAAATGCCATGCTTGTTGTCGAAAACAACAACATAGGCTACACTGTTCTTGACAAGCTTACTGACTATGCATACCCAAACTTGTACTTTTCAATCAAGTCAACCCATGAGTATATTGAACAATATCAAGCAGAAGCTGTGTCTTCAGCAGTAGCTGGTTTTACTACTTCAATGAAAACACGCCCACTCATAGTTGCAAAATTGGAAGAGTTTATAAGAAACAAACTAATTAAAATATATTCTTCTCGTACCATTAACGAGATGAAGACTTTTATTTGGAGGAATGGTAAGCCACAAGCAATGAAAGGCTATAATGATGATCTTGTTATGGCACTGGCTATCGCTTGTTGGGTTAGGGATACTGCACTACAATCAAATGCTAGAGAGTTAAACTATCAAAAAGCATTTGTTAGTGCAATAAAAACTTCTAAAACAACCATGAATACACAAATAGCCGGCCAACATGGCTACAAAAAAGATAATATATTTGATAAAATGAATGAAGCTAAAAACATGTATGACCAATTTAAATGGATTATAAAGTGAGAAATTAAATGCCAGACAACAGAATAAGACCTAAAGGTAGAAATCCAGCTAACCAAGAATCAGAATTATTCAAAAGATTAACACGTCTTTTTTCCGGTCCAATTGTGAATTATCGTTCTCAATCTGGCCGCAGAATTAGACGTCAACATCTAGATAAATATTCATCAAGATTCAAATCAGCTTCCGGTCAACAGTTCAAAAAGACCCTTTACAACCCTTTAGATCAGATTGCAACTAATGCAATTGCAAATCAGCGTAGATCCGAAAGATACATTGATTTTGATCAGATGGAATACATGCCAGAGATCGCTTCCACAATGGATATTTATGCGGATGAGATGACAACGTATTCTGATTTAAAGCCGATGCTCAATATCAGATGTGCCAACGAAGAAATTAAAGCAGTTTTAGATACGCTATATAATAGTATTTTAAACATTCAATACAATTTGTTTGGCTGGTCTCGCACAATGTGCAAATACGGAGATTTTTTCTTATATCTAGATATAGATGAGAAGTTTGGCGTTAAGTCAGTCCTCTCCCTTCCAATTCAAGAAATTGAAAGACTTGAAGGGCAAGATGCCACGAACCCAACTTACTTACAGTACCAGTGGAATTCCGCAGGTATGACATTTGAAAACTGGCAGATTGCTCACTTCCGTGTTTTAGGCAACGATAAATATCAACCTTATGGTACTTCTATCCTTGAGCCAGCTCGCCGCATCTGGCGCCAACTCACTCTTATGGAAGATGCAATGATGGCATATCGAGTTGTTCGTTCATCCGAGCGCCGAGTGTTTAAAATTGATGTTGGCGCTATTCCTCCAAATGAAGTTGAACAATATATGGAGAAAGTCGTTACGCAATTGAAACGACACTCTGTTGTTGACCCAAGCACCGGCCGTATTGATTTACGATATAATCCCATGTCAATTGAAGAAGACTACTTTATTCCAGTACGTGCAGGTTCACAAACAGAAATCACTAACCTTGCCGGCGCGCAAAACATTACAGCGATTGATGATATTAAGTATCTTCGTGATAAACTCTTTTCTGCGCTAAAAATTCCCCAAGCATATCTTGCAATGGGTGAAGGTGCAGCAGAAGACAAGACAACCCTTGCACAGAAAGACATTCGTTTCGCAAGAACAATCCAAAGGTTACAACGCGTTATCATTGCAGAACTTGAAAAAATTGGAATTATTCACCTTTATACTCTTGGTTTCCGCGGAGATGATTTATTAAGCTTCAAGCTTTCGTTAAATAATCCCTCGAAGATTGCAGAATTACAAGAAATAGAGCACTGGAAACAAAAGTTTGATATTGCTGGTTCTGCTACTGAAGGTTATTTTTCACGTAGGTGGGTTGCTGAGAATATTTTCGGCATGTCACACGAGGAATTCATCCGAAACCAAAGAGAGATGTATTACGACCGTAAACACGATGCTTCCCTTCAGGCAGTGGCAGAGGCACAAGCAGCCGGCGAAACCGGTGGACTCGGTGGTGATCTTGATTTGGGCGGAGAAGGTGGCGAACTCGACCTTGGTGATGATGCTCTGGGTGGACCAGAGGAGATTCCCGCATCTGATGCTGGTACCGATCTTGATTTGGGTGACAGTGAGCCCGGAGTCACAGATACTGCTGGAGATGAATCTCCGTTATTAGCAGTGCCTCCCGGTTCAAGAAACGATAAACGAACTAAACGAACTTATGAAAAGAGTACATATACTCCTGTTAAAAACGATAGAAGAAGAGACATGGGCCCCCGCAATCGTAATTACGCAGCAAAGAGAAGCGCAGAGAAAAGTAGCCCAACAATAAGAAATGTCTTCCCCGGTTCTGAAATTAACACTATACCAAGTTTGGCAAAAGGCATTTATGAGGAAGAACAACCTACTTATAAAGTGAATGAACAGTTCGAAGAAAAAAAATTATTTGAGCTAAACGGCTCGATACAGTCCATCTTAGATAATTTGGACAAGAAATTCATATTAACGGAGCAAAAAGATGAAGAATAGACACAACAAAAAAAGAAACACAGCGTTTGTTTATGAAGCATTGATCAAAGAGGCCACAGCAGCTGTCTTAAAAGGTGAGCACGATAGGAAACACACCGTTGTTTCGTTGGTAAAAAAATATTTTAACAATGACTCTATTTTAAGCAAAGACTTAGATTGTTATCGCTCGTTATATGAAACTAAAGGATTGCCAGAAGAAGATTGTAGAAGATTGATTCAAGAAACAAAAATAGATAAAAGAATGATAGACCAAGAAGGCTTATTTAATCTTCAAACGCAAATGATAAATGATATAAATAAACAAATTAGTTCAAATATATTTAACAACTTTGTGCCCAACTACAAAACACTGGCTACTATTGATCAATTGTTCTCAGTGAAGACTACTCCGAAAACACGCGTGATGTTAGAAAACGAATTAGTTGATTATATGTCAAGGGAAAAAATCAACGAACATGGCTCTAAGATAGATGCAGTAGTGGTTAACTCGTTTATTCAAAAATTTAACAACAAATACAGCGCTGAATTGTTGGAGGAACAGAAAGACTTGCTTACACATTATATATCTTCGTTTACAGATAATTCATTAGAACTGAAGATGTTTCTAAATAATGAAATTGCAAGGCTAAAAGAACACCTTGAAGCCGCAAAACAATTAACAGAAATAAAAGAAGACACTGAGATGCAGTCAAAATTAGTAGATGTTATTGACAAGCTTGAGACATTCACAGAGGTCAAAATTTGCGATGAGGTTTTGCTTACAGTGCTGAAGACACAAAACTTAACAAAGGAACTTGATATTAATGGCCTTAACGATTAAAATTGGTCGCGGCAATCAGTCTGCTACTATAAAACTTGAGATGGATATCAGAAAAAGCATGAGTGGCGATTTGATGATTTTCGACCATGGCGACATTGATATAGTGTTGTCACCGTCTGATAATAAAGTTTTAGCTTTTCCAAAAGAAACAATGTCTGATCTGGTCTATGGTGCACAAAATAGATTATTTGCACACCTTAGAAAGCGCGGTCTTATTATACCCGAAAGTATACAAGCCGGCGCCTTTTACGGAGTCATCGAGGGTGAAATGCAAAAACCATTTAAAGAAGATCTAAATACTGCAAAAATGGCACTGATTAATATATCAAAATTTATTGATGAAGAGCGCCCCTACTTTGAATCAACAGAAGCGATTATCTCCATGGCAGATGACGAACTAATCCACCCTGACAAAGAGGATTCAACTGAATTGGGTGAAGTCCCACAGTCTACTGAGAAGGGCTCAATTCGTCCGGGCTTCATTAGAGATCCATATTCTTTGAACTATATGTATACAATCTAAAATGAAATCTTTAATTGAAAATTGGAACAAGTTTGTTAACGAACAAGAAAGCGATCAAGAACGATTTGCTGACATCTTGAGTAAATTTAAAAGCATTCAAGGCGATAAGATTAACGCAGGACAGTTAAAGTTTCTTGTGAAGTTTATTGCCAAAGATGTTGCTTCTGGTGGAAAGCTTGGCAAACAATTGGAAAACGCGGCCATCGATGCTGGCATTGATATAGCAGCTGTCGCTTCGGACGCCATCGGCTTTGGGATACTACGCTCTGGCAGCAAGCTTGTTGCTAATGTAAGTAAAAGAGCTAAAGTAAAACTTAGTGATGATGCCCAAGTTATGGCTAGTTTGATGTTGGTTGACGATGTGGCAGCTAGCAAGAACCCAATTCTTAAATTATTAAATGTTCATGATTCATATGAGGGCTCTATAAATCCTCTCTTAAATGGCCCCTTTGTGGCATTCGCTATGGAAGAATTGCAAGGGTTAGCTGATGATCAGGACATACCAATAGATTGGGGTACCACAGTCATGCAAAAATATTTAGCATCAGACTTTAAATTACAATCAAAACCAATGGAGTAAAATTGGAATTACTAACCTTTATATTGTGTGCCTATGGGTTAACACAAATACTTGTTTATGGTAAGGTCTTCGACGATATAAGACCCACCAAAGGGAGACTTGGGCAACTATTTAAGTGTCCGATGTGCATGGGTTTTCATGTAGGGTGGTTTTTAATGCTACTTTCTCCGTTCACCCAACTATTTAGTTTTGAGGTTTCTGTAGCAAACTATTTCTTACTTGGGTGGTTATCGTCAGGAACATCTTACATTCTGAATATGTTATTCGGAGACAACGGAGTAAAACATGAACACAAATATGCAAACAGCGACACCTGCCACTTGGACAAACAAGTGGATGCTTCAGCCAGTTAGGCGATGCTGTAAAGGAAGTTAGCTATGGGTCAGAAATTATTGAGAGAGTATTATGAGTTGTGCGAAGGTGGCATATGCCAAGATTTGCTGACTGAAGATGAGAAGCGTTTTGTCGCCGGCGGCGGCATGATGCTTACCGGTATTATTCAAAAAGCTGATACAGTTAATGGTAACGGCCGCGTTTATCCCGAGCATGTGTTGAAGCGAGAGATGGTTAACTATTCTAAGCTCGTTAAAGAACGTCGTGCACTCGGAGAATTAGATCACCCAGATGACTCAGTCATCAACCTTAAGAACGCATCGCACATGATGACAGACGTTTGGTGGGATGGAAATAACGTTATGGGCAAGGCTAAGGTTTTAGACACGCCGTCTGGACAAGTTTTGCAATCTTTGGTGAGTGCCGGTGTTAGCA